GTCTATGTCTCTTCTAGGATTAGAACTTACAACACCTAAAGCTATTCATGAAACAGCAACAGGTAGGCTTTTAGATGAACATACTAAGAATAGTATTTTGAAAGTTATAACAATTGATCTTGCATCATCATTAGAAAGAGCACTTTGGTATGCAGGACAATATATGGCTGAAGAAGTTGATGCTACAGTTACGATAGACACTACCTTAACTGTTACACCAGATGCTGGAATAGAAAACGTATTAGCAATGGTCAAAGCTGGAATACTTACACCATCTCAGGCTCTAAAAGAAATTACCGAAAGAAGATTGTTGTTGACAAATCCACAAAACGATGAATCTATAAACTAATAATTTTTTTTTTTAGAATCGCTAAATAGTAATACAGGCAGCGCCTGAACAACAAATATACACATATAGGAGAAAACAATGAATTTAGAAGAAGTAAAGAAGTTTCTTGAAGAAACTGAAGATGGTAAAGCACTACTAGAGTCATACAAACAGCCTTTGGTTTCAAAGCGTGATGAATTGCTAGGAGAGCTTAAGACCCTAAAGGAGTCTGTTAAAAAGTTTGAGGGAATTGACGTTGAAGATCTTAGATCTAAAGCATCAAGCGTTGAAAATCTAAAACAGGAACTAGAGAGAGCTAAGAAAGATAATTCTTCAGACGAAAAGGTAGAAGAACTTCGTAAATCCTTGGAGGCTGAAGTACAAAAAGAAAGAGATAAGCTTAACTCTTTTGTTAACAAGTACAGAGAATCAAAGATAGAATCTTTGATTACGGATTCTGTAGCAAAACACAAGGGTGTTTCGGAATTGTTAAAGCCTGTGATCAGGAACAGATTGAAAGACACAGTCACCGATGACGGTGATGTACAAATTGAAGTTCTTTCGAAGGACGGTAAGCCTTATTTTATTGACGGTAATGAGGCAACTGTTGAAGACTTGGTGAAAGAACTTAAAGCTGATGAGATTTATTCTCGATGCTTTGAAGGAACCGGAGCTTCTGGCTCTGGAACCAGACCGACTAATGGTAAGTTAGATTTTAGTCTTGATCCAACCGATCCAAACTACAGTCTGACAGAAGCCATGAGACGTGCTGCCAAGCGTAAGTAAGAACCTGCGGTTCTAAAATTTTAGTCAGCGACTTTAATTATTAAAAAATACATAACAGCTTTTATAAATAAAAGCATAGTCAATTAAAAAATATTCAAAAATAAAGGAGAAATATTATGACTGATTTGACTGATCTAACATTTGAGCCGCAAACGTTTCGTGATTACGTACAGGCGGACGTTCGTAAAAGAAGCCGTTTTTACCAGAGCGGTGCTGTAGTTCAAAGTGACATTGTTGTTCCTAACTATGGTAGAACTGTAACTGTTCCTGCATGGAACGGTCTTGGTGGAGAAGCTGAAGTGTTGAATGACACTGCTGGACTAACTCCAACGGCATTGACCACTTCTGCGCAGGTTGCTCCAATTCTTGAGCGTGGTAAGCTTTACAGCTACAACGATCTAGTTGCTACCATGACTGGTTCTGATCCTTTTGGAGCATTGGCACAGAAGCTTGCTTCATTCTGGGCTAGAGAATATGACCGTGCATTGGTCAACTCCGCTGTAGGTGCTGCTGGTGGTATTGATGCTGAAGACGCTGGTTCTGTAATTGAAGACGGTTCTTCTGCTGCTATTAGTGCTTCTGCAATCATACAAGCACGTTCACTATTTGGAGAGTATCAGGATGATGAGCTATTCATGGTTGTTCATCCTAAGACTTATGCAGCAATTCAGGTCGCTGAACTAACAACCTTGGTTCCTTCTGCTGATTTGCAGCCGATTGAAACCTTCCAAGGTATGCCTATCATAGTTTCAAGCACTCTTCCTGTTGCCGCAGGTTCTCCTGACGTTTACACTTCATTGATTGTACGTCCGGGATCTTTCCTAGAAGGCATGGACAACCGTCCAGAACGTATGTTTGAGCAGGATCGTGACATTGTTACTGGTAACAACAGATTCGCTACTCGTAGCCGTTTCGTTATCCATCCTGTTGGTGCTGCTTTTGACGGCTCTCCTGCTGGAGACACTGCTTCTAACGCTGAGTTGGCTACTGCTGGCAACTGGGGTCTTGGAGCAGAAGACGAGAATCACTTCGGTGTTCGTGTCCTAACCCACCAGATTTAAGCGATAGCTTAGACAAACCTTAAAAACCCTCGGCCTTCCGGGGGTTTTTTATTTCCTATAAATACTATTACAAACACACAACAGAGGATATTAATATGAGCGATATGACTGGATATTATGAAGCATTAATTCAAAAGACTGAAGATATAAAACTTCGAGCATTGTATGCTAACGAACTTAAAAAGGCCAAGAGAAAGAAAAAACTAGTTAAACAGAAAAAGTTTTTGGGGGAAAATGCAAATGCTCTTGCAAATCTTAAAGAAAACACACCTGATTCTGAAGAAGAAAGACCAAACAAAGATATGGGAAAGAAGAAAGTTCTCAAAAAGAAAGTTTCTAAAAAGAGAAATAATACAGAATCAGATGATTGCTAACAATAAATAACTATTACAAAGTTTATTACAATTTTTAAAATAAGGAAAATATTATGGCTATTACAGTAATACTTGAAGATGGATCTGGTGTAGAGGATGCAAACTCTTATATTGAAACATCATATGTAGACTACATTGAAGAACTTGAAGGTATTATAGAATGGAATGATGCGAGTCAAGATAACAAAAACAAATATGTAATTAGAGCTACAAATCTTATTGACAGACTATATGGTTCTAGAATGCGGGGAGATATTTTGGATGCTCAACAGTCTCTTTTATACCCACGTGGTTCTTTCATGGATGGATTAGGAAGACTGGTTCTTTCTAATACTATTCCAAAAGCTCTTAAAGATGCTGCGGCACGTGCCGCTATAGGTTATGCCAAAACTGATATTGATCTGGTTAGTTCGGATTTTGATAAAGAAAATATCAAGAAAGAATCAGTAAGTATTGGACCAATCTCAGAATCAGTTGAATATTACGATAAAGAAGTTTCGACTACAAAAACACGAGAAGAAGTTACTGTTATAATATCTCCTTTAATTAAACTTCCTTCTAGACAGTTTTCTGTTTCAAGAGGATAATTCATTGTGATATACAATAGATTGAAATTAAAAACCGAAGAGTTATTGGAAAAATATGGAACAGATGGAGAAATTGTATTTTACGATTCTGATAACATTCAAATGTCTAGGGGAAAAGTCAAGGCAATACGTATTGCCTTGAATGTTGACGTTATTCCATCCAGTATTGTAGAGGATGTAGATTCAACTATACTTTGTGATTCGAACATAGGTATTAATAAGGACGACTATATTATTTTTGATTCAACTTTATACAAGATAATAGATTTTGAACTTATACGTCCAACGGATACTAGTATAGTTTACCAACTTTTCGTGGGAGTTTAAAGATGGTTAAGGTTGTTACAATAGATGAAATGATAGAAGAACATGAAAAGGATTTAGAAGCTCTGCATCGTGGTATTGTTCAGAAAAGTTCGGAAGACATAATTGATAATGCACCAGCAGATACTGGTAGATTAAAAGGTTCTGTTAAGGTGTCTATAAACAAAGAAGAAGTTGTTCAAAATAACGAAGACCCCAGCGGTCAGTCTACAAAATCCGAAAACAAATCTACGATTGATAGAATAGAGTTGGACGATGACATTTTTGTTGTGATCGGAGAAGATTATGCAAAATCCGTAAATGATGGAACACAAAAAGTACCACCTACGGGATTTTACAGTAGAGTATTAGACAACATGGACCCTGTTGTTTCCAACGTGATTAAAAATTTGAAAAAATACAGGAAATAAATAATGACTACAGATTTTAAAACAATTTACGATACATTCGATACTGAATTGTCTTTGGTGTTGACTGAAGATGTTGTCAGGGCTTATGAATCGTATAAACCCACTACTAGGCAGTCTTATGTTCGTATAACAGTACTACCTTCTGAATCAATTAACATATCACAGGGTATTGACAGTTGGATAGAACATAGCGGATTAGTACAAGTAGACGTAATAACACCAGCCAACACAGAAACACACTTTAACATAATAAATACTGTTGTTAACAGATTTAATGGTAAAAGAAAATATCCAAACGCTCTTCAGATAGACAGAGCTTGGATGGGTTCTAGTACATACGAAAACGATTGGATAGTTAGTCCGGTTCTTTGTAGATACCGTTATTTTGTTGATTCAGTAGGTGTAGACGACATTTGATAGTATTTGTATCAAATAACGTATAAATAGATTAAGAACTTATAATAACATAAAGGAAAAATAATTATGGCAAACGCTACTAACGCATTAAGCAGAATTGGTATCATTAAAGAAAGTGTATTGGGAACTACCCCTGCTACTCCTACACTAGAATCTCAGAGATTTTCTAGTACAAACTTTTCAGTTGAAAGAAGTGAACTAGAAGACACTTCAAAGGCAAACACTCGTCAAAAATTGTATGTTAAGACTGGAAATAAGACCGTAAATGGATCTTTGTCTGGTCCTTTAGCTCATAACAACTACGATGTTCTTTTGGAAAGTGTAATGTTCAACGAATGGGATACTAATGTATTGAAATTGGGTGATACTCTAGTTTCTATGACTGTAGAAGAAAATGCATCCGACATTACTCAGTACAAGATCAACAGAGGTGTCGTAGCAAACAGTATGACTGTAACA